TATACTATAACAATATGGCAATCCTCTGCCTTAACATCGGAGACTTAAATGCAAGACAAAACAATCAGCGAACGGATTCTCGAACGCATTCAAGCAAAAAATACCCGTTATTGGGCTGGCGACAATATCTCAGAACATATCTTAGATAGTGAACGTGCAGAACTAGTAGATGAACTAACTGTTAAATTTGAAGGTGTGTTAGATAGTTTGTTAATCGATAGACACACCGATCCAAACAGCCAAGGCACAGCACGTCGTCTGGCTAAAATGTATCTGTATGAAATCATGGCAGGACGCTATGATCTAGCACCAGATGCTACAGCTTTTCCAAATGATAGTGAGGACCGTTACGAAGGTATGTTGGTTGTCCGTAGTGAGCTTCGCAGTATGTGTAGCCATCATCATCAGCCTGTCGCTGGTGTTGCTTATATTGGGATTATCGCCGCACAAAAACTTATTGGGCTTAGTAAGTATACTCGTATTGCTCAATGGTGTGCTCGTCGTGGCACACTACAAGAAGAACTTGCTAACGACATCGCAAGAGAAATAATGAAAGCAACAGGTAGTGATAATGTTGCTGTGTATATCCAGGCAACACATGGTTGTTGTGAGAATCGAGGTATCATGGCACACAGTAGTTTAACGCAGACTACAGTACTTAAAGGTGCGTTCAAAGAAGATGGTAACACCAAGAAAGAGTTTTTTGATAATATTAAATTACAACAGGAGTTTGCCCCAAGATGAGCATATTAAAAGATCTAGCAATACAATATTTTGAAACATTTAGTCGCAAAGACACAGCTGGACTATCTGAACTATTCGCAGATAATGTAGTTGTGCGTGATTGGGAAATTAGCCCGCAAGGTAAGACAGATGTATTAGCTGCTAATCAAAGTATTTTTGATAAGGTAGACACCATCGTTGTTACTCCGCTGGCATTATATGAAGATGTAAATACAGTATCAGCAGAACTTGAAGTATTGATCAATGGTGATACAAAATTATTAGTAGTCGATGTGATCACATTCGAGGGCGATAAGATTTCTAGCTTACGTGCTTATAAAGGATAATTGTGAAAAAGTTATATGTAGATGATCAACAGATCCGAGAGTACGTTAATAAGATCTCATATCAGATGTACAAAGACAATTGGCGTCCAGACTATATCGTAGGACTTACCCGCGGAGGGCTTGTTCCCGCGGTATATATGAGCCATATGTTAGACATTCCGATGGAAACATTAAAAGTGGCCCTACGTGATGGTGAAGGTGGCGAAAGCAACTGCTGGATGGCAGAAGATGCCTTTGGATATTTAAGTGCTAGTAAAATTCCTAGACCCAAAGATGAACCCACCAGTGATCCATCACTACGTAAAAACATCTTAATCTTAGATGACATCAATGATACTGGTGCTACACTTGATTGGATCATTGAAGATTGGCAAGGTATTAACTTGCCGAATGACACAGCGTGGGATGACGTCTGGGGCAACAATGTTCGTTTTGCTGTGTTATTTGATAACCTAAGCAGCGAGTTTAGCCGTAAGGTCAACTACAGTGCTGTAGAGATAAACAAGGCCGAAGAAGATGTTTGGATTGTTTATCCTTGGGAACGATAGATGCAATATAAAGTAAGACTATTTAATAAAACAGGATATATGCGATATCCTGTGTCATTATTATGGACTACCGCTAAAACATATTACGAAGAAAATAGCAAAAATGCTAATCTTTGGGATTGGGGTGATCCTAACATTGACTACCTTGATATTGAGAAAGTATTTGCACAAATACTCGTTGATAAACCAACCGTTGTTGGATTTAGTTTGTATTTGTGGAATGAAGCATTTACTTTAATCCTATCAAAAAAGATCAAAGAAGTATTACCTAATACCTATATCGTTTATGGTGGACCACAACACGATGTTAAATTCAACAATGATTATTTTAAAACGCATCCTTATGTAGATCTTGTCACTCCAAGTGACGCATACGGTGAAGTATCTTTATATGATATTTTAGAAAATATTGTTACTAATAATGGTAAACTCAAAGGAAATGAGATTCCTTACGCATATTGGCCAGATGATCAACTAAATGTGCATTTTAACAGTTTGGCTCCAAAGAAAAAAGATTTTAAATGGCCAAAAAATGCTTTCAGAGCACAGGAAAAACATATTGCTCCGGTGATTAGAAAAGCTAAAGAGTCAACTGTTGGGCTTGTTTGGGTTCCGATGGAGACCAGTAGAGGGTGTCCATATAAATGCAGTTTCTGTGATTGGGGTGGTGGTACCTATACTAAAACTGTTAAAAAAGATTTCAGTACGACCATGGACGAAATTCTATGGACAGGACAAAATCAAATTGATGGCATATATTTCTGCGATGCCAATTTTGGTATTTTTAACATAGACATTGAATTCATTAAACAGTGTATCAAAGTTAATAAAAAATACGGATACCCCAAATTAGTCCACATTCAACCAACCAAAGCTAAAATTGATAATCTATATGAGATTTATCTATTGTTATCAAATGCTAATATGTTATCGCATTATCAGATTTCAATACAAGACTTAAATGATGATGTTAAAAAGAATGTAGATCGTATTGATTTTAGTTTTGAAGACCAAGTGCAGATGTTTAAAAAACTACAGGCCAACAAATATTTGCCAATTTGGATTGAAGGTATATTAGGATTACCGGGCAGTAGTATAGAAACTATTAAAGATAGTATCCATAGAATTAATTTAGAAAAATTACCATTTCCTATTAGTTATAATTGGGTGCTACTGCCTGCGGCGCCTGCATATGATCCAGAATATAGAGAAAAATTTAAAATAAAAACAGTTAAAGGTAAAACTTCTACTGGTATGGGTAGTTGTGCTCCGTTAAAAGAAAAGACTAATAGATCGATCGATCCTGGAGTTAACAAAGCCGTAGCAGATGAATTTGACACTATGTCAGAATATGTAGTTGAAACGATGTCATACGATTCTAAACAGTGGGTTGATATGAATATGCTACAGATTTTCACAGCATCAACTCAACAGGCTGAAATTTTAGATTTGATTTCACAGTATCTTTGGCAAGAACACAAAATAAATTATGGCGAATTTTTTGACAAAACTATTAATACCATGTTGTATGATGATCAAATTGATAGTGACCTAAGACAACAATTTTCAAAGTTAAAAATAGCTTACGATGATTGGGTATCCGGTGATAGTCCAGACTTATATTGTGATTTTAAAGAAGAATTTTCTTTCGCTATTGCCCCCACTATATATTATATTTTTGTTATTTTAACTAATATTGATAAGTTCTTCGAGGGAATAATTTACGTCATTGACAAATTTGTACCTGTTGACGACAAAATTATAGACTTATGCCATTTTTCAAGACAACGTCTGATTGATATCACCTATCGACCAGGGAGAACGTTTAGTACACAGTACGATTGGCCTAAATATATCAACAAGGGCGTGTTGGAACATACACAAAAAACTTATCAGCTCGATGATACTCAAATATTAACCGGCGGAACATGGTTTGATATTGATTGGGCACAATATGAAGGATCACTAAATTATTATTCACACTATATCTACCGAGTATGTTATGATTTCCGATCTAAGAAAACTTCAACTAAAATGATCGAACAACCATCAACAATAGAGTAAATAAAAATTGATTTTTTTCAAAAATAATAGTAAACTAATAGGATGGTTGGCTAATGTCATTACCGTCATCGGAGTGGTATTTACCAGTCTTGATATGTATCCGCTCAATATTGCTGTACTATCATTGGCATGTGTGTTTTGGGTGCTAACAGGCATACTATGGAAAAAACCAGAGTTATGGTCATTGAATGCCATAATATTAGTCATATATCTTTATGGGTTAATTAGATAATGCGATTATTAACATCAGGGTGTAGTTTCACTAAACATTGTTGGACTACTTGGCCGGATATTTTAGGTAAATCATTTAATGAAGTGCTAAATGTAGGTTATAGCGGACAGGATAATGCATCCATAGCAAGATCAATCGTTAACAATGTCAATATTGATGATGTAGTAGTTATCTTGTGGTCCGGGTATGATCGTTGGTCTTTTTATTCTGATGAAAATGTTTTTAATCATTCTGGTATTGAATTACATTGGCGACATGTTGGATGTCTTACATCTATCAGTAAAGATTTTTTTGTTAATTATTATCACCACGTTGAAAGATTTCAAACTACTATGGATTACATACAATTAGTAGATTTACACAGCAAGGCTAATAATTATACAGTTTATCATTTTAGTGCATTTCCGTTTTTTCTTGGTGAAATAAAAAAAGACATTGATCAGAGATTAGTTAATATATATAAAAAATATAATATCAGAAACGATTACCTAACAGAAATTTCATTGAATGAATTTACGGATACGCACGAAGATAGACCAATGGTCTATCACAAATATTCTCCTGTTGGCGATACTCATCCACTACCAATAGCAAATTATCATTATGTCGAACAAATAATTGCTCCGAGAGTAGGAATAGACTTGAATTCTGACCAACTTTCAAGTATAATAAAAGAACAAGAAAACATTGTAACACACGGAAAATTAAAAGATGAAACTTAAAGTCAGTGAGATATTCTATTCAGCACAAGGTGAAGGACGCTTTATTGGTGTTCCTAGTGTGTTCTTAAGAACCTTTGGCTGTAACTTTACCTGTGGTGGATTTGGTATGAAGGATCGCACACAGATGAGCACAGAACGTGAGTTCATTGATCCTACAAAATATCGTATATACGAAGACTTACCGTTAGTAAACACAGGCTGTGATAGCTACGCAAGCTGGGATCCTCGCTTTAAAAACTTTAGCCCTCTATTAGAAATTGATGGGGTAGTCAACCGTATGTTAGATCTGGTGCCTAGCAACAGTTGGATCATGCCTAATGGCAATGATACACATTTGGTTATCACGGGCGGTGAACCCTTGCTAGGTTGGCAACGTGCTTATCCAGAATTATTAAGTCACAAGGATATGTATAATCTAAAGAACTTAACGTTCGAAACAAACGGTACTCAAGAACTACATGAAGACTTTGCCAAGTATCTAAAACTATGGAATCGTGGTAGTCGTGAGATTACGTTCAGTGTCAGTGCTAAACTAAGTGCAAGTGGCGAAGCATGGGCAGATGCTGTCAAACCAGAGATCGTTAAGAGTTACGAACGTGTTGGTACGACTTATCTTAAGTTTGTAGTTGAGAAGCCTAGTGATTTTGATGAGGTTGATCGTGCAGTATCAGAATACAGGAAGGCCAAGTTCAAAGGTGTTATATACATTATGCCAGTAGGCGGTGTGGTCAAAGTCTATGATGGCAATAAATTTAACGTAGCCGACGAAGCTATGCGTCGTGGTTATTATTATAGCCCAAGATTACACGTTGATCTTTGGGGTAACAGTTGGGGTAAGTAATGAGTGAAACACACATAAGAACTCTAGCAAGAACATTGGGATATAGAACTATTGCTATGCTAATTACATCATTATGGACTGGATTAGGTGAAGCTGTTGCTATACATTTAGTATTAGCTGGCGTGCAATATGCGTATGAAAGATTATGGTTAAAAATTAAATGGGGAACTGAATGAGTTATTTGTTTACAAGTGAAAGTGTCAGTGAAGGACATCCAGATAAAGTAGCAGACGCTATCAGCGATGCTGTATTAGATTTAATGATGCGTGAGCAGAATACTGCTTATCGTTGTGCTTGTGAAACATTAGTAACTACTAATCAAGTTATCCTAGCTGGTGAATACAAGGGCATCTACAATCATCTAGAAGTTGAAAATGCTGTGCGTCGTGTTATACGTGACATTGGCTATGAGCAAGATGGATTCCATTGGGAAACTGTAGATATTAAAAATCTCATGCATGGTCAATCAGCAGACATTGCTCTAGGTACAGACACATTTGGTGCAGGTGACCAAGGACTTATGTTTGGTTATGCTACTAATAAAACTCCTAACTACATGCCGCCAACTATTTACTACAGTCATTTAATTGTAAAAAAACTAGCAGAAGTTCGTAAAGCAGGTGCCACATGGTTGGGTCCTGATGCTAAATCACAGGCAACATTAAAGTTCAACGATGATCATTCTGTTAGTCATATTGCTAAGATCGTATGCTCAACACAACATTCAGCTGACATGGATATTGACACGGTTAGAGAACAGGTAAAAGCAATTATCTTAACAGTATTACCGGTAGAGTTAATTACCAGTGAAACAGAGTTCTTGATCAATCCAACTGGCCGTTTTGTAATTGGTGGTCCTGATGGTGACACTGGCCTAACAGGACGTAAGATTATCGTTGATACCTATGGTGGTAGTTGCCCGCATGGTGGTGGTGCATTCTCAGGCAAGGATCCTACTAAGGTAGATCGTAGTGCGGCTTATATGGCACGTTACCTAGCCAAGAATATCGTAGCCAGTGGCAAAGCCACCCATGCAACTGTTCAACTTGCTTATGCTATTGGTGTAGAACAGCCAATGAGTGTTTATGTCGACGGTGATGGAAATAATTTTGAGCTTACCGCATGGATAAATGCTAATGTAGATCTAACTCCCAGAGGCATCATAAATAGATTTGAGTTGTTCCGCCCTATTTACAGTAGTACAACTAACTATGGACACTTTGGTAAGGAAAACTTACCATGGGAAGAGTTAGATTTATTCAAGGACTAATATGATAAAAAAATTAATCAATGGGTTATTTGGTACCAAACCTGAAGAGCCGGTTATTAAGACTCAAAAAACTAAAAAAACCCCAAAGGAATTAGCCACAGAAGCTGGCGAACCCTGGGTAGAAGTGCTTGGCATTAGCATTGACAAAGATAATCCAGGTGCAGGCAGTTTTGAATTAGATTGGAATGATAAGTTTGTAGCCAATTTAGTCCGTGCTGGATATCAAGGAAAGACAGATCAAGACATAGTAGACAATTGGTTCCGTAGTGTTTGCCAAAATGTCGTCTTGGAAAACTATGAGCAAGAGCAAGCTGATCCGGACAATCGTCCAAATAATCGCCGTGATATAGGCAACGGCAGAACGGAAATCAGTTGATCCTGTATGTAAATGGTGATAGTCACAGTGCAGGTGCTGAGGCTGTCAACAGTTATTGTTTTGCAGAAGATGACCCTGCATATCGTAATCTAGGACGTAAACCACATCCAAATAATCTAGAAGTAAGCTATGGTCGAGTGTTAGCAGATAATCTAGGTGCCTTATTATATTGCGACGCAGAAAGTGCTAGTAGCAATGATCGTATTATTAGAACTACACGCGAATATCTTAATACCAGCATTCCAAATTTAATCGTAATCGGATGGACAACCTGGGAACGTGAAGAAATACAATTTAATCAGAAGTGCTATCAATTTAGCGTTGGCTGTCGTGGTATCGATTGGTCGACAGAAGTAAAGAACATATATCAAGATTGGTTAACTAATATTAATCATAAGCAAAAAGAACAAGAATCTCATGAGAAAATTTGGGCATTCCATAAAGAACTCAAAGATATCCCACATTTATTTTTTAACACATACTTGGCTTTTAATTCCACTAATCGGTTTAATTGGGAAAAGAATTATCTACACCCATATGATGAAAATCAAACTTATTATCATTGGTTAAGTAATCGAGGTTATCATACTGTTAATACCAGCAGTTACCATTTTGGTGCAGATGCTCACCAAATTTGGGCAAATCAATTGACAAAAATCATAAATGAAAGTATAATAACTAAATGAGATATCTATTAGTTGACACAGCAAACACCTTCTTCAGAGCCCGACATTCAGCACATCGCCAAAGTGACACTTGGGACAAGCTGGGTTTTGCTATCCACGTGACCCTAGCCAGTGTTAATAAAGCATTCCGTGATCAAAAGGCTGATCATGTTATATTCTGTTTGGAAGGGCGTAGCTGGCGTAAAGACTTCTATGAACCCTATAAAAAAAACCGTAGCGTAGCACGTGCGGCACTTACCGAAAGCGAAGCAGAAGAAGATAAGTTATTTTGGGAAACGTTTGATACCCTAAAGACATTCGTTGCAGAAAAAAGTAATTGCACAGTACTCCAACACAGTGAACTTGAAGCAGACGATCTTATCGCTGGATTCATACAAGCCCACCCTGGTGATCATCATACGATCGTTAGCAGTGATACTGATTTTTATCAGTTACTTAGTGATAATGTTAACCAATACAATGGTATCAGCGATGAGCTCCATACTATTGAAGGCATCTTTGATAAGAAGGGCAAACCTGTTATAGATAAGAAAACTAAAGAAGCTAAAAAGATTCCCGATCCTAAGTTTATACTTTTCGAAAAGTGTATGCGTGGTGATCCTACAGACAATGTATTTTCCGCATTTCCAGGCGTGCGCACTAAAGGTAGTAAAAACAAAGTAGGACTTGAAGAAGCCTACAGTGACAAAGATAAGAAAGGGTATAATTGGAACAACATGATGCTACAGCGTTGGGTTGATCACAATGGCATCGAACATCGTGTATTGGATGACTATGAGCGCAATCGTGTCTTAGTTGATCTAACTGCACAACCAGATGAGATTAAAGTTAAGATAGCAGAAACTATCGCCAACGGACAGGTACCTAAAAATGTTCCAATGGTCGGTGCTCAGTTCTTAAAGTTCTGTGGCAAATATGACCTAGTTAAATTGAGTGAGAATGCTACGAGCATGGCCGAATGGCTTACTGCTAGTTACCCGCAGAAAGAACATGCATGATCGCAGATGGCAAGTTCCTCGCATTAGATTTAGAGCTTAATCAACCGTCAGGTAAGATCATACAGGTTGGTGTGGCTATAGGTGATAAGAACACACGCTTTGAAGACTATGTTGTCCGTAAATGGTACATAGATCCGCAAGAACCTATCAGTGAGTTCATCAACGATCTCACAGGCATAACTGATGCCGACATACGTGCAGAAGCATACAGCCATGAGCATGTTGCCCGTGAGCTAGGTGAGCTAATAAAAGAGCATAAATGCTTTATCAACCCAGTGACCTGGGGTGGTGGTGATAGTGTGGAATTATTGGCAGAATTCTGCAAAAACCATGCAGATTTTCCGCATTTTGGCCGTCGTTGGATCGATGTTAAGACCTGGTACACATACTTGA